ACATATGTTATTGGGATCTACACCATGAAAAATAAATGTCCCACCGGGCTTGAGCCAATTGTACACATTTTGAATAAACTTTTGAGTTTTACTTGTATATTGCCCGGCGCCATACATACACGCTATAACATCATATGATTGATCTCCCCATGCTTTACGATCAAGATAATTGCCCTGAACTATGCTTATTCCAGGGTTTTTGGAACGTGCCACAGATATTTGATCAATTGATAGATCCATACCAGTTGTAACAGAATCTGGCCATATATCTTTCCACATATTTATGTGATTGCCTGTACCACATCCTAGATCTAAAATTGTCTTAGGTTGAGTGTCAACATTTTTGGAAATATATATCACTTCAGATTTGTATCTCTTTTTATCATACCAAATCGCGTCATATAACTTAGAATAGTCTCCATTATATGTATATTGACATTTGTGATCACATTGTACCCTATAAAAATAAATCAAGCTGAGTAGAACTATGAATATCACAACCATCTACAATCTCACAATAAATATAAAATTTAAAGATAACGAACTTATCAATGATAAGATGAGTGATGTTAATGAACTAAAGGTTATGATTAATCGTGTACTTCTCCCTAGAATACGACAACTTGAGAGCGAGGTTTCATCTTTGAGAAAACATACGTGGCCATATGTACAAGCTCGTAAGGAACATAACGAACTCGATGATATGGAGGCCAAGATACAATTTTTCAAAAATCTAGATGATGAGACAATTAAGGAACTTTTACGTATCAAATCCAAGTTGCGTATAGGTTCAAATCTCCAGCATAGAGAATTTGATATGATTACATTTAGAAATTTAGAAAACAATTTCTGTTAATACTGTATACAATGAGCACAGTAGCGTTATCCAGTGCTTCATCTACATCTGTTGGTGTAGTGATTTCAATAATAGTGATGACGTATTTAGCTGAAATGGATGGTTCGTTACCAAAAATAGCCCTAGCATGCTGTGCCTGTTCAACCTGCTCGGGTGCCATTAGAACGATACAGTATCTCTTACATGGTGTAGCTGGTATCAAGACGTATTACCAGATACAGGAATAAAATCTCAGACTACATTAAATCACTCACGATGGGTGCTGCGGTATCTTCTCTTTGGTTCTTCATCAGTCCAATTCCTGATGTATCAAACAAGGGTAAGTTCAAACAGGTTTCGTCATTCATGATGTCCGTGAGCTGTATGTTCACGATGATCTTGCTTTACTGGGGTAAGCAATTCTATGATGTGCACCCAGGATTTCCGATTCCATTTCCACCATGGTTTTTCCCTGGTATGTTGATACTTTGTTGTTGTTGTTGTTGTTCGACCCTAAAACTATTGGGTCAGGCGAGAAAGATGGGTAACAAAAAGTAAATTAGAAGAAGTTATCGGTGCGATACATCTTAACCCCAAATGAACCAGTCTTACCAGTTATTGAGACTGTTTCATTTCCATATAGTTCCTGACACCCTATATCATCCATACAGTCTCTAGCATTATGACTTACTGGAACTGGATAGATTTGTTGACCAGGTGTAGTCGTGTAGTAATGATACCTATCACGTCTACCACGAACCTCTTTACCGTATAATGGCATAGTGGTTTCACCTGGACCTGTCAATAACCCCATTTGTTGCATCTGTCCAGGTTTATACTTTTTGATGGGTGGTCCCCTAAACTCTGGTTCACGACGCACACTTACTGGGCGAGGTGTTAATGGAAGTTGAGGTTGTGTCGGAACTTTCACAACCCTAGGGTTATACCACATGTAAACGAGAGCAAGTAGTAATGCGATGAGAATACCCGAAAGCATGTGAGTTTTCGTCTTGTTCTTCATTTATTATAGTTAAGGAAAATGTTTCCGATAAAGGTATGAAGATACTAGCGATAGACATCGGGTATCACAATATGGGTCTAGTTTTAGCTGAGTCTTTAACTGGACCGAAGATCATAGTTGAGTACATGAAAAAGGTAAGTTTAGAAGATTACAAGTATTTGAAGACCAATGACTTTGTTGACCTGGTTCCTTTATTTGTAGAGGATCATCAGCATCTATTTGATGCGGCTGAGAAGATACTAATTGAAAGACAACCCCCGGGTGGATTTACGAATATTGAAATTCTTTTACATTACATGTTCAAAGATAAGGTTAAACTTGTTTCACCTGTGAGCATGCATACACATTTTGGTATGAGGCATTTAGACTACGAAGAACGTAAAGAACGGACGGTTTCTCTAGCACAAAAATTTTTAAACGAAGAAATTCCGTATGAAAGGAAACATGATATAGCTGATGCTATGTGTATGATTATGTACGACAACTTCCATTGTACAACCCATATATTTGATCGTTTTAGGTATCATCCACCTTCTTTAAAGACTTGAGTTCATTATTCATAATAATGATTGAATTCTTGATGGCTTCCATTGCCACAAACATTTCATTGGTATTTCCACGGTCAATGAAATCCTGAATATTTTTCAGGTTATGATCAATTGACTCTTTACTGAGACGGGCATTATCTTCAATCTTCTTTTTTGTTTCCTCTAGACGAGTTATTTTAGAGTAAATTGAATCACGGTCACCCATAAACGAATGTGTTAAGCTTTTGATTTCCTTTTTGAGAACATCTTGCTGTTTATAAAGTTCGATACGAGGAGTTTTGGATCGCCCCTGATCAATATCCTTTTGAATCTCATGTATCTTTACAGAAACCACGTTCTTTTCTTCATTAAACGTGTTGAATTTTTCCTCTACTATCTTCTCGAGACGACCAATTTCTTCTTCAATTTTGGTATCCATTATATGATGTGGACAATTTATTTTGAAAATAATCTGTGCACATAATAAATGCCGAGTGCTAAGCAACTTCAGGATGCGCGTAAAAAGTTAAAGGCCACCCCCAAACCTAAGGGTAATTCACCTAGGATACCTTCTGCGGCTCTTCTTCGTATTATCAAAGCGGATCCCAAGATCAAGCGCAATAAACAGTTTGTGAAACGTGTTCGTGAGTTAATTAAGAATGGTAAATAACTACACCTTTCCAAATGTAATTTTCTTACCATCCCAAACCTTGAATACATCTCTGATTATGTTATCAAAGTGACCTAGGCGATATTGAACTATACCCCAAAGAACAAAGAACACAGTCTTTGTGAGATGGTTTATTTCGTTCTCTTCCATTTTATAGATAGGACCCACAACCCTACCCATAAAAGTCTCTTCCTTTGCCTGACCCGTAATAGCCATCTCTGCTTGAGTCAATGCACACGTGTCATCATTTACGCTCCAATGATAAAAAATAAATGGAATTAAAATTGAGTAAAATTCTAAACCTCTCCTGTCATTGGTAAAGGGTACAACTAGGATACCTATAAGAAAAACAAGATGAATCATAAATATAATATTCATCCTTAATATAAGATGAGTGAAGAAATTAATATGGAAGAAACATGGAATGAGTACCATGAGAATATACTTCGCCAGTGGGGTGAGTCCTCTGCGTGCTACAGGTATATGCATCATCGAGCGTTCCTTATGTTCAAAAAATTGTCTCTTCGTTTCAATTTACCGGTAATTGTTTTGTCAACGATAACGGGTACGGCTAATTTTGCTCAGTCCACACTACCACCATCTATTCAACCCGCTGCACCGTCTATAATTGGTGGTTTAAACCTTATAGCTGGACTCATAGCTACAATCATGCAGTTTTTGAAAATCCAGGAACTCATGGAAAACCATCGTACAGCTGCGTTAGGTCATGGTTCTCTATCACGTAACATTAGGTTGCAATTGGCTTTACCCCGTGATGAACGTAAGAAAGAGGGTCTCAAATTTGTGGAAGAGTGTAAAACTACGTATGATTCTCTACTTGAACAGTCACCACCTATACCCAAGCACATTCTACTTAATTTTGAGAAGGACTATCCAATTGACGGTATATTTACCAAACCCGAAATCCTAGATGTGCGACCAATCCCATTCTTAAAGCCTCCTAAGACTACTACACCTATACGGGCTATGACCCAAGATACTCCATTTGAAAAGATCGGTAGAATGCTTTCACCTAATGAGCAGGAAGAGGAAGAAGAGGAGGTGGAAGAATTTGAGACTGAAGAGGAAGAAGAGACAGACGTCGAACAAGGTACGCCAAAAGAATAAACATGACGATATTGGTAAGGATCGTGGATACAATGAATGGTAAAATTTTCCTTCTTAAAGGTTTTACGATTCTTTCATGTAGTGCGTCATTTTTGAGTACCAAATCTATGGCCTGATTAGTAAGATCATCGATGGATTCCTTCATTAAAATAGTCGAGCAAAAAAAAAGACCGGTTGTAGCTACAATCCACGAAAAACGGATAGATCTGATTCGTAGATATATCCGTGAAGGTAAGAATGTGTTTATATGTGGTCCAATCGGTGTGGGTAAATCGTTTATATTAGAAAGGGTTCTAGAAGATACAAATCATATAGAATTATTACCCCATCATTTAAAACGTGATTCACATTTTTTACCATTTATTAAGCCGTCAACAAAACATGTATTCGTGGATAATTATGATAGTGTTTTCAAACCTATTATAGAACAAGTTTCAGACGGTAACAAACTTACACGAGGATCTTTGATTGTGACTACAACTACTATGTGTATGTATCCAAATTTTGAAACTGTTATAATTCCTAAACACAAACCTGATGTTTTACTGTCTTTGACTGATAATCAAGGGAGGGAGGCCTACGAAGCAGCTGTTAGATCTCAAGGAAATATCCGTAATTTCTTCACATATTTAGAAGGATATGATGACATTGATGAGTTTAAAACCCCTAAAGAGTTTATAGCAGATGTGTTGAGTGATCCTGGACCTTTAGAAATTCTAGATAGTATCGCTGAACATGGTCACATGTGGGACATCTTCCAAGAAAACTACATTGACTCGAAGGGTGTAGATATACTGGATTGTACAAACTCATTTTCTCACGCCGATGTATTTGATACGTATATATATCAGTCAGGTAACTGGAACTTGATGCCCTATTTTGTGTTACATGCATTAACTGTACCCAAGTCATCCCTAGGAGAACCTTTGAACAGGGATAAAATACGACCTGGCTCATGTTGGACCAAGTTAGGAAACTACAAAATGCGTAAACAAAAATTCTCGGAAATCCATAAAAAATCAAGAATGGGGTTGGGGGTTGAAGAATTATGCCTATTAAAGAAGTACGCAGAAAACGGGGAGTTAGAACCCCTACTTGAGTATAAAATAACCCCTCAAGATTTTGATGTCATCAATCATCTCGCTGTTGGAAATGGCTTAAAATCAAAGGACGTAACAAGAGTAAAGAAAGCCTTGAAGAATGCCTACGACCGAAGATGAAACCAAGGAACAAGAGGAGAATGACTGCATCAAAGTTATTGGTAACGAGTTGTTGTTCTATGGGGATGTAGACAGGGAAAATACACTTGAATTTGTTGAAAAATTTAAAAAATTGGAGATCGAACTCCTAAAGAAGATGGCAGAACTTGTTGGGTACGAGCCAATGATTCGTGTTCATATAATGAGTGAAGGTGGTGATGTTTATGCTGGCCTAAACATGATGAATGTACTCGAGAAGTCGCGTGTGAAGGTTGTCACTATCGCACAGGGTGCTTGTTGCAGTGCAGCAACCTTTGTACTTCTTGGGGGTTCTGAGAGGCGAATGGGGAAGAACGCATACCTTCTCATCCACCAAATTAGTACAGAGATGTGGGGTAGCTTCAATGATCTCAAACATGAATTGAAGTCAACAGATAAACTTATGAAAATGCTCAAGGATATGTATCTCTCTAAGACGAAGATCCCTGAAGCTAAATTCAAATCTTTGATGAAAAAAGATATTTATCTACCCCCAGACAAATGTCTCAAGTATGGAATCGTTTCCGAGATTGAGTAATTGTCGTGTGACGTTTATACAACCCTAAAATACACAAAAAAATGAAAATCATACAAAAAGTGTTTGCATTCAATGGCATGAATGTGCTTTCTGGAGGCCTAAGTCGTTCCATTCTACCATAATTTACAACCGGTAAATCCGACATCTACTTAAAACTGATATTTTATTATCGTACAATGGAACGCCTTATCAAACAAGACAAGCACAACCGCGACCGCTACATTGACATCAAAGTTGAGGACTTGAAGGATGGAACTGCGGATATCGTGAAGATCTCTGGCATCGTGGGGAGTGACAAGTTTTCCGAGTCACGAACCAATGTCAAAACTGGTTACGAAAAGGCTCTCAAGAGAGCCCAAACCATGTGGAACAATGAGCATACCAAGTGTAACCAAGTGTTGCCTATGCTCGCTAACAAATGGGAAGATCGCCAGAAATACATCTCTGAGCCATTCTACGTTCAACCCAAACTTGATGGTGTTCGCCTACTTGTCTCCAAAGA